TAGTCTAGGATATTGCTTAGGGTTTGTTCTTGGTTCATAGCGTGTAATCTCCTATGGGCATTATGCCCCGTTTATAGTACTTCACCATTATACGATTCGGTGTATTCGTCCGCCTCTTCTCTAGTCTCGAATATAACAATCGCATAGAAGGTTTTACACTTCTCGCATTCGTGAACATCGGTATCGTTCGTCAGGTTCATACCGATAGGCACTTGATCGGTATCGTTAGAACACTTCGGGCATTTTGTTTCCATTTTATTCTCCTTGAGGCGTTCGCCTCGATATAGGGAAAATTAGGCGTATCTCCCTTGGACGCTTTGATAATCAAAATTAGCACGCCTTTTGTCGTATGTCAAGGGTTATTTTCACATAAAAAAACCCCCCGTTTTACGGGGGGGTTTCCCTAGCCTTGGAGGGTGGCTAGTTTGTCTCGACCCCTTCCTCTTGAGTCTCCTCAATCTCCTCAGGTTTTAAGATTGGTTTCAATAAGTAATCCGATGAGGCCTGAGCCAAAGCAGAGGCTTTGACGATGGCTTTTTTATCATCCTTAAGGCCCTGTATCCAACTTTTAATATAAGGATAATGATCCTCCCTTATCGCCTCTTGAGTTGAAACCCCTAAAGTCTGACTAGTAAAGGCTGAGCCCAATTCCGCTACCAACTCCTCGAAGGCATAAGAGTTTGAACCGAACCCCGCATACTTAGTTATGCCGTCTCGGTTGAGTCTGTCTTTGTGTCCTGTCCAATGAGTCAATTCGTGCAGAAGGGTTTCGTAGTATCGGGAGGCATTGTTAAAAGTCTCAGACGGAGGCATTACAATTTTATCGGTAGACGGTTGAAAGTAGGCACGGCCTTCATTATTATGGATCAGGTTAACATTATGCGCCTTCACCATTGATCGTATGATCTCGCCTTGTTCGATGTCGTCAAACGTCTTTACAATCTCTGCATCCTCAGGATCGTTCGAGATTGGTTTCTTTTCATCGTAGCCCGATACCTGATCGGCATTAAAGACGGCGTAAGACTTAATAATAAAGATATTCTTTTTAACTGTCTTTTTTGTTTTGGGGTCGATCTCCTCCTTTTCAATTTTAGAGTAGAAAATAACTTCTGTTGAGTGCTCGCCTTTTTTTACCTGAGCGCCTATTTTTTGGAAACCTTTATAGGTACCCCATCGGTTTGACTTGTAGCCACTCACACTCTTTTCGATTGAGAGTAGCAATTGATTGACGCCGTTGTATCGTCTGCCTACTAACGACACCTGCTCGCCTCCCGATGATGCGAGACAAGACCAAGGCCTCACCCATTTTTTATTCAAGCCTTCCTCTAGATAAGATATGATCTTATCCGTAACGTTTTGATAAACATCCTTGCGTTGTTTAGGTGTCATATGACTACCCTCCATTAGGCATAATTGCCTACTAGTATTATGGCGCTAGTGTCAACAGAAAACAAGTAATCATTTATATAGGGAATGGAGGGGGCTATATTCCACCCTACTCCTACAGGCTATCGGTTCATTCTGTAATGATTGACATTAGGGAAACACAAGGCTATCCCTAGGCCTATCTCACTTAGGATAGGGGGGGTATAAGGGCCCAAGCACTTGGTGTCATATTTTTAAAACCACCTACCTCTTTTTTACAGACAATTTCAGACTATCTAATTGACACTAAGTATTGTAATGATTAGGGTTAGCCTATATCATAGTGTCAAGGTCGTATGACTAACACCCTGAGTTATAGTGGGGCACAATCTCGCCTTCTTACAGGACAAGATTGTTACAACACCCTTCATTATGAGTGTGCAATTGCTACCCAATTATTGATAATAATAGACTTATCATTCAGCCTCTAGTTGTTCGGTAGGCGGTTTCATTGGTATCTCATACAACGCTGCACCTAATGACCTAGCAACAAGCCATTAAGTTTGTGGTTACAATAACCTTTCTTTCTTTAGATACTTACTAATATCTCATCTGCGGACAGACTTACCCTTATACTGCTCGTGGAGTCGTAACTCCTTCTCGGCAATCTTTACAAACGGGGTATGCCCCTAGCCTTTCGACCCTGTAAAGCGAAGACCCCAAGAGTAGCGACCGTAGTCGGATATGTCTACCCTCAGCATCCCAAGTAATCTTTTCAGAACGAAGCCTATTTGGTACTTGGTGGAATTCTGTTAAAAAAAACCAGACCCAAATTCAGCATACCACAAAATTTTCAGGAAAAAAAACGAAAATAAGACTTGACACAAGGTAAAATAGGGGTAAATCTAGTGATGTTAATACTTAAGGGGATTTAATGATTAAAATCTTTTTTTCCGATGAGGCTTATCAAAAGGCCATTGATGAAAGGGTGATGTTTTTAACAGAACACATCGGTCGTTTGAATAAGACCATTGATGACTTGGTTGAGCAAGTAACCCTATCGAAGCACAAAAAGGTCAATAACTTCATCAAAAACAAGGTTAATAAAAAGAAGAAATAATGACGGCTATTGTGGCTTACAAAGATGCTGAGTTTATTTACTACGGGTCGGATTCCAGAGTCTCTTTTGACAATGGGTCGGTTTATGATACCTGTAATAAGTGGCGGGTGATGGCAGGTCGTTCGTCTAAGTTCCCTATTATTGTAGGGTGTGCAGGTTCGGCTAGGCTGGATAACCTGATAGTGTCAAGTGCTAAAAATTTCGAGACGGCTGAGACACCTTTTGAGGTTGCTGACTTGATTAAGAAAGCCATTTCACTAGACGGATGGAAAGAAGAAAAAGATGATGGAGGCGAACCGCCTTCTTATTCGGTTGATGTGTTAATCATCTTTGAAAAGAATCTTTATCGCATTGGTTCGGATTTATCAGTAACCGAGATACAAGACTTTCAGTTTGTAGCCGTAGGCAGTGGCGAACCCTATTGTTTGGGTGCGGCTTACGGAAGTAAAAACAAGAAGCCTAAAGAAATGATTAGAACGGCTTTATCCGCAGCAATTAAATTTGACCCCAGTTGTGGGGGCAAGATGTTTATAGGGGCTATTGAAAGATGAAATATAAAGAAAAAAAAGATAATTACGAGGGATTCATTCCACCCACAATGCCCTGCAAAAATTGCGGCAAAGAAATGCAAATCAACGACCTGTCTCGAATGTTTCTAAAGGAAAGAGGGCCGTATAAAACAACCTATATGTACCGATGTGATTGCTGTGCTTGGGAAACCCAAATGCTTCCCTTGAGTCAGTATCCGCAAATTGGCGATCCATTAAAAGGAGTAAAAAAATAATGTCACAATTGCCTGTTCCAAAACTTACATACAAGCACACCATCAAAGACGATAAACATTTAATTGTTGTCTATGACGCTAGAGGTTCCGTATTAGTTTCCTACGCAGACAACACGCTGCATCAGGCTTATGAGGGTGCGTGCCAATATGTCAAACTAAAAATAGATGACCTTTTAAGCGAAGTAACTCCACCGTTTATGAGATATTTGCTTAAACCCTGTGAGAAGAAGGGTGACGGTAGGTTACCCATACTTCAGGAACAATGGAAGGCAATGACCTTGTCCGACTGGGTAAACGGATATCTTGGCGTTATTACGCAGGCTGAACTAGCAAGGATTAAGGGAGTCTCAAGGCAGGCCATTCACCAATCAACCCAAAGGGGAGACACAGAAATCTTCGTTTGGAAAGACGAAAAGTATGTTCCCTTTGATACCATTTTTATCAATCCGCAAGTTGTAGATTTTTACGGGCAGCCAATGGTTCTTTATTACGCAACCCAAATAGACAAAAAGAAACCGAGAAGGAGAAATAATGTCAAAAGAAAAGATGCTTGACCACTTGGCAACTATTGCAGCCAATATGGATGAGTACGATGGCGTGTTTGTTTTGACATTTAAAAGAAGTGAAGATGATGATTCTATTTCTTTTATGGCTAATGGAGATGGTATTTCATACATAGAGTCAGTCGGACTTGGCAAACTATTTTCTAATTTTCTAGAACTCGATGTGGTTTCTAGGAAAATGGATGAACACAGCGATGAAGATGATGAGGAAGATGAAGATGATGATTAATCCCGATAATAACAAACTTGATAGGGATCAATTCGATGCCATTATTGAATACCTTGATCACGCTATAAATATATACCCCAATATCGAAAACCAATTAGACAACGAAGAAATAAAAGAACTTCTAATTGTTCAAGCACATTTGTTTGTAGTTGTAAAAATGTTGCTTATGCATTCTGATATAAAATATAGAAATAGGATTAAAACAGAACTAAGTTTTGAAAAGAATTTATTTAAGGAGAAATAATGAGCCAGCCTCAATCAACAGAAGTATGGGACACCCAAAAACCTAAAGGTGGTTTTGGAGTTGCAATGACACCAGAACAGTTTGAAGTCCTATCTTTTAAGATGAATTTCATCACGGAAGAAACGGCCCGCAGAGAAATGGCCGTATCCGAATCCCTACAGGAACTTAAGCAAATAGAAGCAGTGAGGACATATGCCTCTTTTGTCAAAGATATTACGACCAGCATTCAAACATTAAGCACGTTACCTAACACGGAAATAGCCATAGATGAACTCTTGCAATCCTTACATAAGGTTACAGAAACATTTAGGCCCAGTGGAGAATTGAACTTTGAGAGCAAAACCCTATCGCTTCAAACTGACAAAAAAACAATTGCTACGCATAAGACAACTAGTTTACAAGATGAATACTACCCCGCACAATTCATCGAGGAAGAAAATGGCTGAAACAAGCGTAAACGCTTATAAGGCTCAGTTAGACAAAATGCGTAGAGACGCTAACGCAGAGGAATGGAATATCAACGGTTCTGTTCTAAGTCGTTCTGATGTAATGTTCAAGGTCTGCGATTGGGTTGCCAATGGGAATCAACTTAAACTATTTTGCGATCAGGCTGGCGCACCAAGCGTTGGTACTATTTATAAATGGTTTAAAAACTATTCGGATTTTGAAAAAGATTTCCGTTCAGCCGAAGAAGCATCGGGGCATATTCTTGCCGAAACTGCTTTAGCCGAAGTCATTCACCTAGAAGATTCTGAAAATGTTTCTGTGGTAAAACTTCGTTATGATGCCCTTACGAGGCGTGCAGCGCAAATGAATCAAAGGTTTCAAGACAAGCAAGTATATAAACAAGAACAAGACATTGTGTCCTTATCTGACGATGAACTAAAGCGCAGGAGAGATGAATTATTTGTTAGGGTTAAAGAAGAATTACGCAGCGAAGGTTGGGTTCCTCCCACTAACGAAATAGATATAAGTGTTGAAAACAGTGAAGTTACAGAAGAAACTGAATCCGATGAAATAGATAACTCTAATGATAACAACACTTAAACAAAAAAGGAGTCCGAAGACTCCCTTTTCGTTACATCAAAAAGGCTTATTCGGCCTTGGCGGTGTAGCCATTGGTTTTATAAGCAGAACCCGTAGCGGATTTGCCCATATCAACATCGGCTTTAAAAGAAGCGAACTCAGGTCGAGCCGATTGGCCGCCACCTTCGCCATCAGAAGTTTCCTTCATCAAGGCTTCGGGGCTTGCACCTTCAACTACTTTGATGGTGTTTTTGCCAAACTCAACGGGGAGTCCTGCCATTTTTTTCTCAAGAGACATTTCGTACCTCGTATTTGGTTAAGAGTGCCACTCCATACCCAAGTAAATCATAACATAGGAGTTGTATGAGTCAATGGTCAGAATTAGAAAAGATTGAAATGGAAATTTCCCGTAGAGAACGAGAGAGCAAACTAAAGAACTTCAAACCCTATCCTAAGCAACTAGAGTTTATGCATGACAAACACAAAGTTGTGGCTCTCTTTGGGGGTAATCAGTCAGGTAAAACTACCGTTGGTTCTGCCTTTTGTGCCTATCATTTGACGGGGGAATACCCTTCTTGGTACAAAGGTATCAAATTTGACAAGCCCGTAACCGTTTGGGTTGCAGGAGAGTCCTCTACCCGTGTCCGAGATACCCTTCAAGAGAAACTATTTGGCCCTTTAGGTGAATGGGGAACGGGTTTGATACCCAAACAAGCCATTGTTGGCGAACCAATACGCAAAGGTGGTATCCCACACGCCATAGATATAGCAAGAGTTAGGCACAAAACGGGTGGAACAAGTATGATTCAGTTCTTTTCTTACGATCAGGGTCGGGAAAAGTTCCAAGGAAGTACGGTAGACCTTGTTTGGTGTGATGAGGAACCCCCTGAAGACATCTATAAAGAGGCTAAAATGCGTACTATAGCCGTTTCAGGGTATGTTTTCCTAACATTCACCCCATTGAGGGGTATAACGCCTCTATGCGATGAAATGATAGGTAATAAAGACGATATTTATGGCGTTCATTACCTTACTTGGGATGATGTGACCCATTTATCCGAAATAGATAAGAAAATGCAGGTAGCAGGGTTGGGCCCACACGAAATTGAAAGCCGTAAATACGGAAAACCAAGTATTGGTTCGGGTAAAATCTATCAATTTGATGAATCCGAATATACTGTAAGCGATTTCACGATTCATCCCAAGTGGAGAACCGTTGCAGGTCTTGATGTGGGTATCTCACATCCAACTTGTGCGGTTAAATTGTCTATTGATGACGAATCGGGTGTGGGATATATCCATCAAGAGTATAAAATGTCAGGTGAAACTTCTGTTTATCACGCCTATAAACTAAAAGATTGGCCCTGTAGATTTTCTATTGACCCGAATTCTCGTCAGCGTTCTATTGCAAGTGGCGACTCTCCTTATAAAATGTTTCAAGACATTATGGGGGATGATCGGTTGATGGCTGCGGACAATAGGGTAAACTATGGTATATCACTAATTAGAGCCAAAATTGCTACCGAGCAACTCTACATTTTTGAGTCTTGCGTAGAAACCTTAAAGGAAATGCGTTTGTATCGCTTCAAAGAAAACGGAGACATACACAAGGTTGATGATGATTTGATGGATGCATTGCGATATTGTGTGACGGCTTGGGACAAAGCGGTATCTCCGCCTGAACTAAATCGAAGATATGAGTTAAACTATGAATGGAAGCCAACTAATAAAAGAATCGGTTACTAGGAGATATAATGGGTCAAGAATTTGGAACTATTGAAGCGGGTAAGCCATCCAGTATTACTACAGGTTTATCTAAATTAGTTCAAGATAAGTTTACTTGGTGCAGGAACTTACGCTTTTTGCAGCAGGAGAAATGGCTATCAGCAAAGATGGCTTTTGACGGAATTGATTACTACGGTGCGGATGAAGAAGCCAACCAATCTGGCATTTATTTGAACTTTACTCAGATGAAAACGATGGCTGCTTATTCTCAGATTATGTCTACGATGACTGGCCCGCAGGGTTACCCTTGGTACGTTAAACCAACGCCTGATCCAGAATTGGTGAGGTTAGGATTTACCAATACGCAAGAAGCCGAAAAAAATCCATTACTGCCGCCAAATCTAAAAGAAAATATTTTAAAAGCCAATATTGCTTGCGATGGTATGCGAGTAAAGATTGCAGATAACTTAGAAGAAACACACTGGGAAGAGAAGTTTGCAAGAGGCGTTTTGGATATGGTTATCCTTGGCACTATGGTTGTCAAAGGGCCTTTCTCTGCACCGCCAGACCCAAAGAAATGGATGCTTGTAGATGAAGAAGAGGGTGGAGTTATAGACAAGATTAAAGGTGCTATTGGCCTAATAAAGTCTAAAAAACAAACTTATAAACTTGTAGCCTCAGACGAAGACCCACGACCTGACTTTGAAATTGTTTCTCCATTTGAGTTCTATCCAGACCCATCTGCTTTTTGCATTGAAGATTGTATGTGGGTGGTTCACCGTAGGGTATTGAACAAATCACAACTTGTTGATTTGGCAAAAGTAGATGGCTTTAGACCTGAAGAAATCGAAAAATGTTTAGATGCTTACCCCAAGGGAAACTGGACAGCAGAGACTTGGGAATCTCGTGTCTACGCCCTCAACCAAAGGCAAACTCCTTTATCAAGGGGTGATCGTTTCGTAGCCCTTGAATACTGGGGTTATGTTTCGGGTAGAGAGTTGGAACTTGCAGGCGTAGATATGCCTAATGGTTACGACAAACACAAGCAGTATATGGCTTGCATTTGGTCGATTGGTTCTTATTGTATTAAAATTGCCATAAGTCAACTTGAGAAACCTTACATTCCGTTTTTGGTTTGCCCTTACGAAAAAGTTTTGTACAACGTATGGGGTCGTGGTATTCCAGAAAAGATGCGTGACCCACAAGACATTGTTAATGCGGCTGCGAGAGCAATGGTTGATAATATGGGTATTGCCGCAGGGCCTCAAGTCATTTATGACACGAGCCGAATGATTAATGGATTTAAGTTTGAAGGTATTAAGCCTTGGGGTGTTTGGCCGCTTAAGACCCTTGAGGGTATTACGACTCCGCCCGTTACATTTGTTCCAGTTCCCAGTATTTTGAATGAACTAAAACTTCTTCAAGATAACTTTAAGGTATTTATTCAAGAAGTAACCTCGATGCCAGATATGACTTCTGGTTTTTCTAACTCAGCATCTGGGCAACACAACCGTACCGCTTCGGGTATGAGTATGCTATTCAATGCTGCAACAACCTACACGAAGGGTGTTGTATTCAACATTGATAACAATATTACTAAACCTATGATTAGACGCATATACGATTGGAATATGCAGTATTCCAACGATATGATGATTAAGGGCGACTTTAGCATAAGTGCTGGCGGTGTTACACGACTTATGCAAAACGAAAGCAAAGAGGGTTCTATGCAGCAACTTGTTCAGTTGGTGCAAGACCCAGACTTTAAGCCATACATTAACAAGATTGCTATTCTCAAGGAATGGGTCAGAATA